TACGTCAAAAAAGACGCTGCAACACTTGACCGAGTAACCGATTGGACTTGGAGCTTAGAGAACCATTTGAAACGTGTGCCTGTTATCCGCAGCACGAACGGAGAGCTTCTGAAGTATCTACAAGAGCGCCACAGAGACCTTTACGGCGAATTAACCTTCGAGTTTGAAAGCAAGGAAGAACACGACGAGGTTCTCGCTGACACAGAATTTAGCTTGGAGTTTGGGCTTGGCGGAACCAACAAGGCGGTTTTCAGCAACTGTAAATGGCAGAACGTCAAAAACGTGTTGAGAATCGAGGACTTAGTAGCTGTCAAAGCTCCTTTTGTAGCGAAAAGTATTGCAATCAGCTGAGGTGTTCAACATGCGAAAGGAAACGGTTGAAATAGACGAACGGTTTGGCAAGGAATATGCTGGTCGCTATGTTTTAGAAGAGATAACATGGGCTAAGCGCAGCCGAATAATCCAGAAACACACAAAGTATCATCCGATAACAGGCCAAGTAAGGAACAGCGACTACATAGCGATTCAAGCAGAAACCATAATTGCGAGCCTTAAGGAGCAGCCAGAAGACAAGCCTATAACCCTTGAAAAGTTGCTCAGCGAGGAAGATGGCATTCCAATAGGCCTCGGTGAACTTTTCAGTCAAATAGTCAACAAGCTTTGCGGCGTAACCATTGAGGAAACGCGTTTTTTATCGGAGCCATCAGAAGAGGAAAACCTCACTCAGCAATCACTGACTTCAGGCTCTGCAAAGAATTTGGATGGACACCAAGCGCGATTGGAAAAGAATCAGCTAAAACAATCCAAGAGTTCATCGTGATTTTGAACGAGTTAGATAGACAGACGGAGGAAGAGCGTAAAAAGCTGGAGAAAGAGGCGAAATGGCGTGGGCGTTAATGTCAGCATCGAGATTGAGGGCATTGAAGAGTTCAAGGCAGCCATGGCTAAACTTGATTCAGGAATGCAAAGACACGTTTTCAGACAGCTCGTCAACTGGGCGGAAGATGTCAAAGCCTTAGCCAAAAGGTATGTTCCTGTCCGAACCGGCTATCTGCGCAGTACAATATTTGCTGTAGTCAGCGGATGGGTTGCGCGGATTGGAGCTGAAGCCACATATGCTATGTATGTTGAGTTTGGCACACGTTACATGCGAGCTCAGCCGTATCTTTACCCAGCTATTCGAACATATTTGCGGAGTCTTGAAGCCATAATTTCTGAAGGAATTGAAGCCGCGAAACAGGAGGCTGGATTATGAGTTTCAGAAACATAGTTGTCACTGTTACTGCGGTTAACCGAGCAAGCGCCCAGTTCAGCCGCATACAAACCGATGCAGAAGCCTTGTCAGCACGAATAAAGAGTCTCGGTGCTGCTTTTGCGGGTTTAGGCGCCACTGGTGTAGCTATTGGAAGTATTGCGCGTCAAATGGGATTATTAAACAATGAACAAGCTAAGGTTTTCAATTCTGCCATGGCAGTGGTCTCGGTCATGGGGATGTTCATGCGAACAAGTTGGGGTGTAGCTGTTGCTCAGAAAATCTATGCGGCTGCAACTTGGATAGCGACTGTAGCTCAAAACGCCTTAAACATAAGCTATGCGACTTTCCTGGCTTTAACCGGGGTAGGTATTGCCGTGATTATTGCTGCTGCCGCAGCCATGTGGTATTTTGCCTCTCAAATGAACTCTGCAACTGCAAGTGTCAAGGACTTTAACTCTGCTGCTTCTGAAACGCCTGGAGCTGGCAGGTCAATTAGACGTGCTGGCGAAGAAGAGCTGTACCGTAGGGGTGTGGAATATTGAGCCTAGACTTGCCCGTTTGCGCCCTTGTTTTCGGTTCTGTCGCGCCTCCTCAAACTGACGTTTTAGACCTGAAAGTGCATCTGGGCGCAACCAAAGAAGTCTCCAGTTTCAATTGTTTACTGCAGAATTTTAATAAGAAATACAGTCCTGGCGAAACCTATCCCATCAATGTTGGCGATGATGGAAGCGTAAGCATTGGGAGAGGCGCCAGCAACACATTAATCGCAACAATAACAGTTGAGGAAATCCGAGCTATATCAAACGCTTTACAAGAAAACTACATGCGGGTTCTGGGACGCTGCTGGGGAGAGCGTCTCTTTAGAAGAGTAGTCACAAAAACCTACGAGAACCAGAAAGGCGAGGCGATTGTCAAAGACGTCATTGACTACTATGTTGGCTTAAGCCATGTCCGCAATTCAACCGAGCTGATAGAAGACACAGATACCACATACACGCTTTTAGAATATGAAAGGACGCCAGTCTTCGACATTCTTAAATACATTGCTGGCAGCGCAGACAAGGCTGGTGTCATCGGATTCGACTTTCGCGTGGCGCCAGATGGCAAATTTGAGTTTTTCGCGAGGAACAGTAAAACATCGTCTGTAAGCCTTTCTGAGCGTCTCGAAGTCAGCGAATATCGTAAAAGCATTTTCCGAAAAAGGGATAAAATCTTTGTTTATGGTGCAGCTGAAAAAAAGTACCCGAGCGACGGAGACGCATGGACGGAAACCTTGGACATTGACGTCACGCCACCTAACGACTGGCAAAGTGGAGGTGGCACGGGAAGCGTTTCTCTCGCCACTGATCGCGTAGCTGTTGGCACTTACAGCATAAAGCACACTACAAACACGGCAGACTATTACGGTAGATTGCGGTTAGTCATTCCGTCTGGTTATCAGCCAAACCTTGCGACTTTTCCAAGCATTCAGTTTCAAATAAATCGTGAAGCGGCTTTCAGCAACATGGCAAACTTGATTCTTATGGATAACACTGGAAAATTTGCGACTCATTGGTATAATATTGCCCAAGATGATCAGTGGCTTTTAGTTAAATTGAATGCAGGACCAAAATATGAAAACGAATGGAACTCTGTAGATAGCGGTTTCAACTGGGAGATAATCAACGAGGTTCTATGGGATGTTCATTTTCCGGGAGCTGGAACAGGCAGCTTCTGGGTTGACAACTTATTCTTTAACCATGCCCGATGGTTTGGCACCTATGGAAGTGGAGGGCGAGAGCTTGCAGAGACAGATGAGGAGCTGCACAGCGACAATGAATGCTTACTGAGGGCTAAAGCTCTCTATGACTACCTAAGTGGCACAGCTGAGTACATTAAGGTTACAAGTGATGTTATCGACTATGGCACAACGCCGATTCTGGCAGGAGACCGCATTACGGTTACATTGCCAAACGAAAATGTTAATGGATATTACCGTGTTATCAGCGCAGAATATTATCTTAGAGCACGGGACCAAACGTTAGAAGTCACTTTGGAATTAGGAAAAGAACCCATGCTATTCGCTGACTATCTTTACGCGTTGAGAAGTAAAACTGGAAGTCTGGCTCGATACAAAATCGGGAGAATCTAAGATGAGAGCCGAACAGTCTTATCGCAGTATTCTCGTGAGGAGAGACCTGCACGGGAAACTTAAGGCATTAGCCGCTTTTAACGATGTGAAAATTCAGGAGTTAGCCAGCGAAATCTTGGAGAAGGCTCTTCAGGACCAAAACAGCATCAAAATGATAATTAAACGTCTAAAAATCTAATTTTCACGTTATCACATAGAAACGATTTCTCCTTGAATCTTTAATGCAACTTGAAATGAAAGAATGGAATCCAAAATAACCTTCCACAAGTCATAAAAACTGAAGAAGAAGACATAAGTATAGAATTGGTATTGATTGGAAGACTTTTTCTCTTTCAACGATGCCAAGTAAAATTAAAGGGAGATGATTGAGGGAAATGTTTGTTAGATTAGTTTTTGGGAAGGTGCAAACCGATAAGATAGAAGAATTCAGAAGGTGGTACAAGAATGAAGATGTGCCTGCAGTGAAAAATCAAAAGGGACTCCGAATGTTACTTCTGCTTGAATCAGTTGATGTCCTTGGTGAAGCAGTTTCTCTGAGTATTTGGGACAGCAAGGAGGATGCTGAAGCTTTCGAGAAACGTGGCCCATATAAAGAGCTAGTAAAAAAGGCTATTCCTTTGTTAACCGAGGAACCCGTGCGGAAATCATATGATGTAACAGTTGTTCATCAGGCATAGGCATAACACAAATAGCTGGAGCAGGTGTAGTTCGAGTTTCCATCACTCTGTGTTCTACCACTTTCATGATAGCAACGTTACCAGCAGTCATAGTCTACAGAAGAATATGAATATCAAACAAGATGAAGTAAACATATAGTTTACTGTAGCTCTTCTATCTAAATCACAACAAGAATTGAGACTATGAGTCCTCTGAGACTATATTCGGGTATAATTTCACACAATTCTTAAATACAATTGAGCAAAATGATACATTGGAGAAGACCCTATGAATGTCTTATTGCTTCGTTCCACCCTCTCACTCTGAGGAACCATAGAAAGGCATGCATAGGGTTCATTTCCTGATAAATTCTGGCAGAACCGAAAAATTAATCTAAACTGAAAAGAAAACATTTGAGAGGTTACTGGATGTGAACCAACTGAAGCCTTTAGACTATAAGATTTTGTTTGAGTTAATGAAGAATGCTAGGGTGAGTGATAGAAAGATGGCTAAGATTCTCGGGGTGTCTCAAGCCACTGTTTCAAGAAGAAGAGCAAAGCTTGAAAAAGAAGCAATTGATGGATACACTGTTATCCCGAAATGGAAAAAACTTGGGTATGAATTATTTGCAATCACGTTTGTGAAGATTAAACAAGTTGCTGGGTCGAAAGAAAAGTATGAGGATGTTCGGAAGAGAGGAATAGAATGGTTAATGAGCCAACCTAACATCGTCATGTCTGGAGCATGTCGAGGAATGGGGACAGATTCTTTCAATTTGTCGTTTCACAAGAGCTATGCGGACTATGACGAGTTCATGCGTAACCTTAGACTTGAAATGGGAGATTTAATAGACAATGTTCAATCTGTTCTTGTGAATCTTAGTGGAAGTGAGCTTTTGAAGCCTCTCCATATGAAATATTTGACAAAAGCGAAATAAACACTAAATCCCTATTCTTTTCTCCTTAAATTAATAATTTAAGCCCCACACAAACCCAAACCTCGCCGAATTCCTTATGTGAAGCCTAGGATCTCAGGGTATTGTTTTGCATACTCATCGCTTCCTATGACAATCTCAAGATCAGATTCGTTTCCTTGACAATTTACACCAAGGTGCTATGAGGTACGAAAGGAAAAAAAATGTGGATATGAAAAAGATTGTGCACTAAGAACAGATGTTAGCTTGTGAGCCTAATATCTATCTCTTCTGGGTGGTCTTCTTTTTGCGTAACATTCTCGGCAATACACTGGTCTGCTTTG